ACGACGCTTTACGAAGCCAACACTTTCGAAGACGCTTACATTCAAGAATACAACGACGAGGGCTATATGTGGGGCATTCAATAACTACCAAGTTAACCGCTTTTGGACTTCGTTTAACCATGAACTTTACAACCGAATTTGTGAAATCAAAATGCAAGAAATATGAAATGGAAACTAACTTATTTTGTCGGATCTAAAGCCGTCGAAAGCTGGGTGTTAAATTCTCAAAGCCTAGCATATTGGAAAAAACATGACCTACTAGCAACGGGTCAATACGAAAACGGAAAATTTAAAGTAGAACAAATATGAACAGACTAGCATTAATAAACGAACTCATCGAAAAATACGGACTACTTAACAAGTCTAGACGTCGCGACGTACTTTACAAGCGTTATTACCTTTACAACGAGTTAAGAATTTGCGGTCTGAGCCTTTCGGACATAGGACGTTACTTTGACAAGAACCACGCTACAATATTACACGGGTTACGCGTACACAAAGACTTAATTAGTTACCGCGACGCTGACTACATAGCCGAAACGTGCGCGCTGCAAGCTTACCTAGACGGATCAGAACTACCAAACATTTCTAAGATTTTTAGGACGCAAAAAGACTACGACATTAAGACGGACATACTAAAGGCAAATAACATGGTGTCCTTTAAACGTATTCAAAGACGGGTAAAAATGGGTTTTTACGAAGAAATTTTAGAAGACGAACAACTTTTAGTCAAATAATACGTTATATTTGTACGGGTGTGCAGACCCATGTAAAACATTATTGAAGCTCTTTTGGCTAGTAGCGCTGCACCGCGAACACCAAAGGGGCTTTTTTTATTTTAGTGCAGTAAGATGAGCGGATGGATAAAATTACACAAAACACTTAAAGACTGGCAATGGTACGACGACCACAACGCGACGCGTTTACTCGTTCACCTACTTGTATCGGTAAATTACAAAGACAAGGAATGGAAAGGGCAAACAATAAAAGCGGGTTCATACGTTACTAGTTGGGAAAACTTAGCTAAAGAAATAGGTCTTTCGGTCAAGCAAACGAGGGTTGCAATGGACAAGCTAGAAAGGTCTAAAGAAGTGGCACGCTACGCGACAAACAAATGGCAAGCTGTAAGCCTTATAAAATGGGACAAATTGCAATGCGAAGACGTAGAAAAGGGCAGCCAAACGGACAAACAAAGGGCAACAACTAAAGAAATAAAAGAAACTAAGAATAATACTTATAGCTTTTTGTCTTCACTTTTAGAGCATGGTTTTGACGAAAAGTTAGCCCGTGAATGGGTCGAAGTTCGCAAACAACTAAAGGCCGTAAATACTGAAACCGCTTTTAACTCGTTCATGAGCCAAGTAAAAAAACACGGGGGCGACAAAAACCGAATTTTAAGAACTTGCGTTGAGCGTTCCTGGAAAGGGTTTAACGCTAATTGGCTAGAACAAGAAAACGACCGCTTACTAACTGCACTTAAAAACAATTAACATGCTACTAAAACAAGGCGACGCGCTGCAATACTTACTAGACGTAAGGGACGGCAAAATTAAACAAGGTCTAGGGCTTGACTGCTACCTAGACGAATACCTAAAATTCAAACCTAAGCAATTGAATATCATTCTAGGGCATGACAACGTCGGGAAAACGTATTGGATAAATTGGTATTTCCTGACACTAGCCTTACAACATGACATAACCTTTTGCATTTGGTCGGGTGAAAACCAAAAGGGGCAAATACTTCGCGACTTGGTGCAAATGTACCGCGGTAAACACTTTAACAAGTTGACCCATTCCCAAATTGCGGGCGACGTTGCGTACTTAGAACAATACTTTACATTTATTGATAACTCGAATTTGTACAAACCTGAAGAAATACTAGCGCTATTTGCACAAAGTGGGTGCAAAGTAGGTCTTATTGATCCATTCACTGGCCTAGACCGCGAAATGAGCTTCGCTGGGAACTACGAATTTATGAATACTGCACGTCAATTTGTCAATAGTACGGGCATGACTATTTACATAAACACCCACCCGAATACTGAAAGCGGCCGAAGCGGTAATTTATATACTGAGGGCGAATTAAAGGGACATTTGAAAGCCCCCTTAAAGGACGGAATTGAGGGGGGTAAGGCATTTTTGAACCGCTGCGATGATATGCTAGTAATTCACCGCCTAATTAAACACCCCGAATACAAATTTAAAACCTGGGTGAACGTCGAAAAAGTTAAAGACACCGAAACGGGCGGTAAGCATACCGAAATTGACTACCCCGTAGTTTGCGACTTTAACAGCGGTTTGGGCTTTACAATTAACGGAATTGATCCACTACAAAAACACCGACCAAAAGACATACAAAAAACAATAACCGACGGCATTGTATCTACAAGCCAAAAATTACGCAACTTAAACACTTTTTAAAATGGATTTAGACTTAAAAATACTATGGGCAAAAAATACCATTTGGGTAGTCCGCGAACGAATTAAAAACGTAAGGGTAAAACTCGAAAAGGACAAACCAGACGCAAAGGACTACATTAACGGCGGCAAGGACAGCGAAGAAATGCTACTAAAAACCGAACTTGTTTTAATAGAAATGCAAAACGAAATAATAAGTTTGAACCGCGAACTTAACCAACTAGCTAGACGCAACGCTCAATTAAGGGTAGCTTACGACGAACTGAAAAACGAACTAAAATTTAAACACGTTGAAACAGAACTATAAAATTGGAGACCATGTTTTGGACGTAGAAGACGGGGATTGCTATTTTGAGGGAATAGCTAAAGAAATAGACGAAAACGGCTTAGTTACAAAATATTTAGTTACACGCGTATTTTGGAGCGGAGTAGACGAAAAAGAAGACGCTTATATTGGTAAATTAATAGAACCACAATGGTGGTATGTAACAAAAAAAACGTTTCAATAATGCCACGCTGTAAGAATTGTAAAGACAAGTTTGAACCGATACGCTTTAACCATAAATTTTGTTTAAAAGACGAATGTGTTAGGGCCTTTGTAGAAGAAGCCAAAACGGCTCAATGGAAAAAGACTAAGGTAAAGCTAAAGAACGACCTTAAAACGACCACAGACTGGCTCAAAGAAGCCCAAAAAGTATTTAATACTTTTATTCGTCTTCGTGATCTAGGTAAGCCTTGCATAAGTTGCGGCGGTTCTTTAGGTGAAAAGTACGACGCTGGGCATTATTTCAGCATGGGCGGACACAAAGCCGTCACTTTTAACGAAGACAACGTACATGCGCAATGTGTAACGTGCAACCGATACAAACACGGAAACTTATTAGAATACCAAATAGGCATAGAAAAGCGCATAGGCCCTGAACGTTTACTAGAATTGCACGAAAAAGCCCACGCAACACGAAAGTACACACCCGACGAATTGAAGTATTTAATACACACCTACAAAAAAAAGTGTTTAGATATTAAACAATCTACTGATTAATTATTAATCAAGTTGTTAAAATTTAGTTAAAATTGTTAATTTTTTGTTAAAATTTATATTTGTATCTAATTAATACTTATATTTGTGTATAAGTTCATTGATAAAAATAAAGCTATGGTTTATTCAATTGAAGTTTGTAGCATTGACGGCGGTACAGACATACTGCAATGGCACAAACGAAAAACAAAAAGCGCAGCATTAAAACTAGCAATGAAGTTAAGTAAGAAGCATAACGCGGAGGGCTTAAATTCGGAGGGTTGGATTGCAAAAGAAAAAGTCTACGTCGACGCTAAAGACGAAAGGGGAGGTCTCAAAGAACGTTATTTATTTATAGACGGCGTTCAAGAGTATTACTCAGATAGTTACTAATTAAACGGGGGGTGCGAATCCGTAACGCACGAAAACAAAACAAGAACATGAAAAATTTATTTAAAGCGCTTGCGGCTTTTCAGCAAGAAGTACCAGTGATCCACAAAGGAACGCAAGGGTTTGGCTATTCTTACGCCGACTTACCCGCTATTTTTGACAAGATTAACCCGCTACTAAAAAAACACGGGCTAGGCTTTACCCAAATGCTAGACACTAAAGAGGGTATTGATTACATTGTAACGCTTATTTTCCACGTAGAAAGCGGCGAGAGCCTCGAAAGCAAAGTTGCAATACCGCACGTAACGTTAAAAGGCATGAACGACTACCAAAGCTTCGGGTCGGGGGTGACATATTACCGCCGTTATGCTTTGAGTTCGTCTTTAGGACTTGTTACGGACAAAGACACGGACGCAAGCGGCGAACAAGTAAAGAAATTACCCGCTATTGACAACAAACGCTTTCAAGATGCGTGTAAAGCAATTGTTGACGGCAAAGTAACCAAAGAAAAGATTACGTCTAGCTTTACTTTAACCGAAAGTCAAACCGAAATGCTTAACGCTATATGAATACTTTTAAAGTTCGATGCTCAGCGATTGGTAAAATCATGACATCACCGCGTTCTAAAAACGAACTACTCAGCCAAACGGCTAAGACATACGTCGAAGAACAAGTATTGCTAGCAAAATACGGAATCCGTAAAACCTTTAGCTCCCGTTACACCGACAAAGGCAACCTAGTCGAAGACGAAAGTATAAGAATTGCAAGCGAAGCCCTAGAACTAGGGTTCTTAATCAAAAACGACGAACACTTTACAAACGACTGGGTAACGGGTACGCCCGACGTAAACACGGACGACCTACTTTTAGACGTAAAAAGTTCTTGGGACGCTACGACATTTCCGTTCTTTGCTACTGAAATACCAACTAAGGACTATTGGTATCAATTGCAAGGCTACATGTGGTTAACGGGTAAAGAAAAAAGCTTACTTGTCTACTGCCTAGTCAACACACCCGAAGAAATGGTGCAAGACGAAATAAGACGCGCGCATTGGAACGCTAAGCTATTGGAAGAAGACCCAGAACTAATCGAACAAGTCACAAAGCGCCACAACTTCGATCATATACCCGACAACCGCCGTGTAAAGTTCTTTGAGGTGCAAAAAGACGAACAAATTATAGAACAAATAAAAGAACGCGTCGAACTATGCCGCGAGTATTACGAAACCCTTTATAATTTCTTATGACACCAAAAGAAAAAGCACTAGAATTATTCGAAACGTATTTAACAGAATTAGTAAAGTACGACTTCGATACAAATGACCAATACAAACAGCCTTATAATGAAATAGCTAAAAAATGCGCATTAATTACAATTGAATTTTCAAAGGAATTTATTACGGGTGATTTATCGGAAGCATTTGATAAGTTTTTATACATTCAAGAAATTAAAGAAGAAATCGAAAAGCTATGAACCAGCAAATAGAAGATCAAATAGTTTTACGCGTTTTAAGCCGTTTTGCCGAACGTTCGCAAGTCGGAATAAAGAAGTACAACACTACGCTAGAAAGAAGCGACCTAAGCACCTTAGAATGGCTCACGCACGCACAAGAAGAAGCTATGGACTTTGTACTTTACTTAGAACGACTAAAAGACGAATACAAAGCGAAGCAAAAAGCAGCTTTAATTGAGTTGAGCAATATGGACAAGTATAAGGGGTAAAAATTGCCACATAAGTTAAACCAAAATGTAAACAACAAGAACAATGAAAATAGAAATAACGCACTACGGACACAAATCCAGCTATGAGTTTGACCACGAGGATGTAACTCTTGAGGACTTGGTTTATCACTTGGATAAGTTGCTCAAGCTAACGGGCTACTCATTCGATGGAACATTAGAAATAGTAAACGACGAACAATGAACCAAGAAGACTACTACCGACTACTGCATCTTTTAGCAGGAATCTCAATTGGATATTTAATTTTTATATTATGAGAAAAAGAAACGAAGAACGAGAATACTACGCAGCAATAGGCACAATGATACTAGTAACAGTAATCAGCATTACTTTAGTAATTGCATTAATCAGTAACATATAAACCCAACATAATGGAAAACAAAATCAACACAGGAGCAATCTTTAAGAACGACAAAAAGACGAATGAGAAACAACCTGACTACAAAGGAAAAGTAAACGTAAACGGCAAAGAAATGGAAATAGCCCTTTGGGTTAAAACGTCTAGCGCTGGAAATAGTTATTTTAGTGCGTCTTTTTCCGAACCTTACGTAGCGCCACAAACAGCCCCAGTAGTTGCAAACGACGACTTACCCTTTTAACTTATGATCATGTTCATTCAAGATGAGGCGCTTAGGCGTGGTATTAAAGACCTATTGAAAACACGAACCCGAAACCAAATAGTAAACGAAATAAAAGAAAAGACGGGTAAGTTTCACCATTTCCAAATTAACAATTTCTTAGACGGCAAAGACGTAGCACTTTCGACCCTCATTAAATTAGACGAGTACCTTTACAAACACCTACACTAGTAACTAGCCCCCGTAAAAAGGGGCTTTTTTATTTAAAAAATGTCATGTTTAGAAATTAAACTTATATTTGTTTAGAATTTAACCAAATGGAAATACTACTTTACATTGCGCTTGCATGGTTTTTAACAAACTTTGAACCATTACAAGACCTACTAGACCGCATCTTTACCGAAATGCCGTTAAACCGCTTTACAATCTATTTGCACGGGGCGTTTGGTTGTCCTAAGTGCATGGGTTTTTGGGTTACGTGGTTCGTTAGCGGTGAATTTCTTACCGCGTGCCTAGTTTCTTTATGTTCTTACGTTGTCGACATATGCTTAGCGAAGCTCAATTACTAGAAATAAACGGAATACTAGCCTACTTAAAGCCCGAAAGGCTAAGTAAAATGCACTTACGTAAGCTGCAAGCCATACGAAATAAGGTAACGGGTGAACGTGACACGCGATGTTTATGCGGAGCGCCTGACCGAATAAAATTTTACAATGAGTTCTTGCAGTGGTTTGAAAAGAACGCTTGATGCCTACGTGTCGGCAAACTACGACGAAGTAAGGGCTTACGCTAATTACTTTTTGACCCGTTATGTCAATAATAAAAAGCTAGCTTGTTCGATGCTGAACGCTGACACGTGCATAAACAACGCTTACTTGCACGTTTTGACCATTGACACCGAAAAGACGGAC